AAAGGCATGAAGGCTGGCGGTAAGGTTAAAGGCATGAAGGCTGGTGGTAAGGTCAAAGGCATGAAGGCTGGTGGTAAGGTCAAAGGTTATAGGGCTGGTGGAATGGTCAACTTCAAAGGAATTTTCTAAATTATATGGCTTATTTGCAAAGCAACATACCGTACTTTAAAGCGTGGGTTCGTAAAGAATACACTCATAACCATGAGAAATATCATGGAGAATTTTTACACGCTATGGTTATAGCTGTAACAAGTATGCCGAATAGATCGTTAAGTTTTCAAGTAATTTTTACGGGCTGTGAAGCTGAAGACGAGGAAGAAGATACGGTTCACGGAGGTGCAATGTGGGCGCGAATGCCTCTCACGGCATTGGTCGCAGACATCCCATTTGCTGAATGGCCTATACCAATGTCAACGCATGATGCTCAACCGTGGGATTGTGCGTCACATGACCATGCTGTGTATGTTTTAGACAGGGCTACACCGTGCCCTTGGATGGCGAAAATTGACGGGCAGTTTTTCCCTGCAAAATATTTATTCACTGTGGACTACACAAACTCTGAGATTGCAGATGATCCTGCGCAACACAAACAGAGCCACGTTATGCAGTTATTAGACGCGGGAGAGTGGACTGGAAACATAGTGGCATTACCGAACAATCGAGTAAGGGTTACACACCCTGCTTGGTTTTCTTTGGGTGAGGGGGCTCCAGACTTCAGGCCGTCACAACATACACACTATTCAAAAAGTGATTTAGACTATACATTGGATGTAAATAGAGTTTTCGATAATCTCTACAATGAGGATGATAACGATGACAACTAAAAAACCGATACCTAGCGGTCCCAAGGGTAAGGGTCTTAAAGCTTTAAAGGCAGAAGCCCCGCAGGTCGTTGCTCGTATGGGCTACAAAAACGGCGGCTGCGTTAGTGTAAAAACAAATCAAGCCCCACATATGAGTTAATGATATGACAACTTCAGGTTCAAGAGATTTCAACCTCGATGTAGCGGAGGTCATTGAAGAAGCGTATGAGCGCTGCGGATTAGAAGTTCGCACTGGTTATGACGCCAAGACTGCACGTCGTTCTTTGAATCTGATGTTTGCAGAATGGGCTAACCGTGGGTTAAACCTGTGGACAGTAAAGCAGAACACCATAACTCTTACGCAGGGCCAGGCACAGGAAACTTTAACTGATGATGTAGTTGATTTGCTTGACGTAGTTCTTCGCCGTGACGGTACAGATTACGAGGTTGAGCGGATTAGTCGTGGCGATTACGCCACACTCCCCAATAAAACAACGCAAGGACGTACAAGCCAGTACTGGCTTAATCGTCAAGTCGATCCGGTGATTAATTTATGGGCTGTGCCAGAAAACTCTACGGATCAGTTGGTATATTACTACGTTCGCAGGATCGAAGACGCAGACACTTTGGTAAATACGACCGACATGCCTTTTAGGTTCTTCCCCTGTATGGTAGCGGGTTTAGCCTATTACATAGCTATGAAGAGGTCTCCAGAACGCATCCAGCTTTTGAAAACAGTGTACGAAGAAGAGTTTCAACGTGCGGCTGACGAGGATCAGGGCAGGACTCCTCTTAAACTACAGCCTAGTTTAAGTTATTTGAGGGTATAATGGCTTACGCTAACGGAAAAAAGGCTTGGGGTATTTCAGATCGGTCAGGTCGCCGTTACCGCTTGCATCAGATGAAAGTTGAATGGACAGGTGCGAAGGTTGGCCCTGATGAATTTGAACCAAAGCATCCTCAACTATACCCTCCGAAAGTAGGCCCAGACCCTCAAGCTTTGCGAAACCCACGACCTGATAAGGCGGAATCATTACAAGTGTATGTTGGAGTGCCTACGGTTGAGGCTCCTAAACTCGAACGCATTCGAGCTATTGGTGCCCCAGGGGAAGTTTCCGTTATAGGTACTACGGGTGGGGTTAATGCTACACCAACAGGTGTAAGTGCAACGGGTGTTGTTGGTACGGCTTTTGTAGACGATGTTAGCTTTTCTGTAACGGGAGTTTCAGGTACAAGTGCTATAGGTTCTGTAACCGTAACAACCCCAGGATACACTACATATACAGTCACTGTGGCATCTGGAACAAATTCGTATGGAACAGGTAATAAATATTACATTGGTGGCTCTGTTTCTCCAACTTTAAGTTTGTCCGAGGGTGATACATTTCGATTTGATCAAAGCGATGCAAGTAATAGTACACATCCCTTTCGTTTCAGCACCACAGCTAATGGAACACATAATAGTGGTTCGGAATATACAACTGGTGTTACCACATCAGGAACGCCAGGTAGTTCTGGAGCATATACTCAGATAACAGTGGCGTCAGGTGCTCCAACATTGTATTACTACTGCACCAACCATTCAGGTATGGGAGGCCAAGCGAACACACCATGACGATGACATATGGCGAACTGAAACAAGCCATTCAGGACTATACAGAAAATGACGAAACCAGTTTCGTTAACAATCTTCCTTTGTTTATTAGGTTGGCAGAAGAACGAATACTTAAAAGTGTGCAGTTAAATCTGTTTCAAAAGAACCAGTTTGGCACTATGTCTACGGGCAACGAGTACTTGACTGCCCCTTCCGACTTCTTAGCTCCTTTCTCGTTAAGTATTGATGTCAGTGGGGACAAAGAGTTTTTAATTTTTAAAGAGTTAGACTTTGTGCAGACATACAACCCAGACGCCACTACTACTGGTCAGCCTAAGTATTATGCTCAGTTTGACGTGGATAACTTTATCTTAGCGCCTACCCCAAATGCAAACTATACTGTGGATATTCACTACTTATATAGGCCCGCATCACTAACCGCGGGTGCGGACAGTGGGACAAGTTGGCTTTCCACTAATGCAGAGATTACTCTTTTGTATGGGTCACTGATTGAAGCGTATATATACATGAAAGGAGATCCAAATTTGATGCAAATGTATAACCAAAGATTTGTGGAAGGGGCTTCCCGACTGAAGAACTTGGGCGAAGCTCAAGAGGTTGTAGATGAGTATCGTTACGGACAGATTAGGAAACCACGCACATGATTTCAGAATTAAAGATAGATTTACCTAATGAATTTAAGGTAGAGGTTCATACCACTCAGAACCGCGGTTTTACGCCAGAAGAAGTAGCGGAACGGTGCGCGGAGAAAATTATTTCAGTTTCAGATGAAGCACACCCTGCGATACAAGCGCAGGCTCGTGCTTTTCAGAAGCGTATCGTACAGTTGGTGGGTTTCTATTTACGCGAAGCTGTTAAAAGTGATCGAACTACTGTATATAATGCAATCAAAGATGCGGGGCACCCTGACCTCGCTGAACTTATAAGGAGAATGTGACATGGCCTTTTCAGGAAACTTCATGTGCACCAGCTTTAAGAAGGAGCTTCTTGAAGCCAAGCACAACTTTTTAAATAGCGGAGGTAGCACTTTCAACCTTGCGCTCTATACCAACAGTGCCTCTTTTACTGCTGCGACTACAGCATACACTAGCTCAAACGAAGTGTCGGGCACGGGATACACCGCAAAAGGTGCGGCTCTTACTCGTGTTGATCCAACAACAAGTGGTACAACAGCATTTACGGACTTCTCGGATCTTACATTTAGTACAGCAACAATTACGGCTCGTGGCGCGTTGATCTTTAATGACAGTGCATCCGGTGACCCTTCGGTTATTGTATTAGATTTTGGTGGCGATAAAACATCTACCGCAGGTGATTTTACAGTTGTGTTTCCAACAGCAGATTCATCAAACGCTATAATTCGTATCGCGTAAGAGCTAAAAATGGCTTCTTCAACTCTATTCTCGGGATGGGGTAGGTCCACTTGGAATGATGGCTCCTGGGGAACTCCTATTCTTAGAGTCTCAGTTGATGGGGTTGCGGCTACAGGCTCTGTTGGTTCTGTAACTATTACAGCACTAGCAAATGTTACGACCACTGGCGTATCCGCCACTGGGCAAGTAGGGTTGGCTACTACCGATGGTTCAGCCCTTGCACCCGCTACAGGATTAGCAGCAACGGGCTCCGTTGGTACTACTACAGTCGTTGCAAAGGCTAATGCGGCTCCGACTGGTGTGGCTGCAACAGGAGCAGTAGGCTCCGCAACAGCCGACGCCGCCGCCGATGTGTCTGTTACTGGTGTTGCAGGAACAGGGTCAGTAGGCACTGTTACAGTATCCGCCGCCGCCGATGTGTCTGTTACTGGTGTTGCCGCAACGGGAGGCGTAGGCACCGCAACAGTTACAGGAATAGCGAACGTACCAGTTACTGGGCTTGCAGGAACGGGTGCCGTTGGCGGTGTTACCGTAGAGTTGGGAATTACAGTAAGCGTCACTGGCGTTTCAGGAACAGGTTCTGTTGGAGCAGTCACCGCCGTTGCTAAAGCAGATGTATCTGTCACAGGAATAGCCGCGACTGGTGTTGTCGGAACACCTTTAGTGTGGGGACGTATTGTTCCAAATCAAAATCCAAGCTATACTCCGATTACACCATCTTCCACCCCAGCATGGAGTGACGAAACACCGTCTCAAACTCCAAACTGGGATGACATAGCAGCATAGGACAATAACATGGCAAGTACATATACGTTAAATAACGGTATAGAACTCATAGGCACAGGTGAACAGTCTGGTACATGGGGCGATACAACGAACACAAACTTTGAGTTGTTGGACACTTCTCTTGACGGACAAGTTTCCGTAACGTTAAGTGCCACGGGATCGACAGGTTCCCCAAACACACTTCCAGTTAGCGATGGCGCAGCTTCTAACGGGCGCAATCGATTAGTTATTTTTGGGGATGGCGGGGATATTGGTGGCACAGTATACGTGCAGCTTACTCCAAATGACGCTGAAAAGATTATCTATGTGCGTAACAACCTATCTGGTTCGCGCAGCATTTTGCTGTTCCAAGGCACGTATAACGCAAGCAATGACTATGAAGTTCCAGCGGGGACGACTGCGGTTGTGTTCTTTAATGGCGCAGGAACTGGCGCAGTTGCTGCGAACGTATTTAACAACGCTCACTTTGATGGTTTAAATCTAGTTGGAAACCTTACAGTGACTGGCAACCTGTCAGTCGATGGTGGCACAATCAAGCTCGACGG